CGGTTATTGGGACTGTGTATTACGATATGTTGGTTAATTTATATGATAGGAGGGTGAAGTTTGAGTTTTGACATTATAGACACTATAAGAAAAGTTAGCGTTGAAGCTATTAAACCACACGCCCTCCAAATCATGTTTGGTCGAGTGGAAACAAAAGACCCTTTAGTAATTAAACTAAGCGATAGTCGTAAATTAACAAGTGAATTTATTCATTTGGATTCTGCGGTAGAAGACGGCGAAGAAGTCATTATTATTAAGTATTCGTCTGGTAACAAATACTTGGTGTTGAGTACCGTTGAAAAAGTTTACAAAACCGTTGTATATACTGGTGGTGTTGTTGATACTGGCTATAGCACAAGCGGTCAGTGGAAAGACCTTGGTATATTTACTATTACTCATTACTGTTGTGAGCAATATCCACATATTTGTAACGCTGGGCCGCCATATAAAACAGCTACAGGAACTACGCCACACGTAGGTGGATGTGCCGTTGACCCAAATAAAATCCCACTTGGATCGTACATTAAAATCAATGATGTTGTTTATCATGCAGAAGATACGGGTGGAGCGATTGACGGCAATCGTATTGATATTGTCGTTGCTACTCACAAAGAAGCCTTGAAAAAAGGAACTTATAAAGCACGAGTTTTCTTGAAAGTTGGTGATTAAATGCTACCAAACAACAATGGTGAAAACTTCGATGATTTAATTCGTGATATTGAAGAAAGCGAAGAAGAACAAACAAAAACGTTTAACGTTTATGAATTAGATAAACCAGTAGTTATGGCGAGTACCAATGCTACGGTTACACACGCTGTAGGTGGTAGGATAGATGAATTGGCAGCATTAAAACAAAACATTTATTTTGTACTCAATATTGAAGCCGATCAATACATAATTTACCCATACACATACGGTTTTAATACATTAGATTTAATTGGAAAACCAAGTTATTATGTCATGGCGGTTATTCCAGAACGAATAAAAGAAACTCTGTTAAGTGACAATAGAGTGGTTGACGTTACAGATTTTGAATTTGAAGTAAACAAAAACAAAATCGCAGTTAAATTCATTGTTCGTTCTATTTATGGTGACATTGAAGAAGAAACGGCGGTGATGTACTAATGTTTGAAAATAAAACATTTGAAAACATTTTAAGCGATATGATAACTTACGTTAAATCAGTAGAACCAGAGTTGGATACAAGAACTGGCTCTCTGATTTATACTGCGCTTGCTCCAATGGCACTTGAATTGGAAAGTGCTTACCACGAAATGGATATGATTTTAGAAGAAACGTTTTTAGAAACTGCGTCTAAAGAATATCTTTTAAAACACGCTGCTCAAATTGGCATAGAAATCAATAAAGCTACTAACGCTCATGTAAAAGGCGAGTTTAACGTAGATGTTGCGATTGGTAGTCGTTTTAATTTAGATAAATTCAACTATTCCGTTATCAATAAAATTTCTGATCCAACTGCAACAAATGAGTTTTACACGTTCGACTTAATGTGTGAAACTGCTGGTTCAGAACCTAACGATTATTTTGGTGATATTACACCAATTTCGTATATTCCAAATTTATCTCATGCGAGAGTGGTTGAACTCCTTGTTTACGGAGAAGACGAAGAAGATACCGAAGCGTTTAGAAGTAGAATCTTTGACCATATTGTAAGTCAACCAGTGGTCGGTAACTCTGCTCAATACGAACAATGGTTATCCGAATATCAAGGTATTGGTAAGTATCGGGTATCTCCTTGTTGGAACGGAATGAACACAGTTAAACTTCTGATTTTGGACACAGAAAATAAGTCGGCTACTCCCGAACTAATTAGTAATGTTCAAGACTACTTTGATCCTCCAACCTCTACTATTAACGATAATAGGAATGCAAGCGATTATCCGCAAGGACGAGGAATGGGGAACGGTCAAGCACCGATTGGGGCGATTGTTACAGTAGATACAACAACCGAAGTTCCCGTAAAAGTTGTATGTAAAGTGGTTCTTAAAGAAGGTTATTCTGAGCCAATCGGCGTTAAAGAAGGTATTATGTCGTACCTCGATTCGTTGGTATTGAATAAATATACCGTGTCGTATATGTCTTTATCTGCTGAAATCTTTAATGCGGAAAGTGTAGAGGATGTTGTTAGTTTAACTGTAACTGTTAAAGGTACTGTAATGGATATGTCCGCTACTCCGTTTGTTAATAGTGTAACTTTAAGTGACAACGAAATTCCAGTTTTAGACACTACTAATAGTAAATGGAGTGTTTAATTATGGAATACACAATCAATTATAATGATAGAATGCTGAATTATTACCCGGAAGTCGTTAAGGCTATCCGGGAATTTCAGTTGTTAATTAAAACCCAGAGTTTAGAAGTTGAAGAAATGCACGAGGAACTTACTAAAATTCTTGGGAACGCTTATATTCTTACAGCAGATGAAGCAACAATTTCTAAATGGGAGCAATTTCTTAATATTACTCCGCTTCCGCAAGGGGAAGATACGTTTGATAATTGGTTAGAGGATAGAAAAGAAACTCTTTTAGCAAGATTATTCCAAACGGAAAAAATGAACTCCGCTTCTATTGCTGATATAGTCAAAATCTTTACTGGTGGAACGAGTGTATGTTATTTCAAAGATGGCGTTGTTCATGTTTTAATCAACCCACCAAAAGACGCTAAATCGTATAAATTTGAAAACGTAGAACAAGAATTAAAAAAGAAATTCCCAGCGCATTTGGAAGTTCAAGTTGAACGGAATTATTATCGTTGGTCACAGACCAAAAATAATCACCCTACTTGGGGAGATGTAAATAACAACAACGCTAATTGGGAAGCTGTTTTATATTCTGTTTCCTAATGATAAAGTACGAGGTGATATTTAATGGCTACAAAAACGAAAAATTTTAAGTTAATCAAACCGAGTTTGAATGACGCTGCGGATATTACCGCTATGAATACTAACTGGGATATTATTGATGAAGAGTTAATAAACATTACAAAAATTGTACCAGCTACATCTACTGATGGTGTAGCTTATGTTGCAACTGTTCCCGGTGTCGATGAACTCTATAACGGTTTGGAAATTATTATTATCCCAAGTGTCGTAAGTGCTTCTACTACTCCAACTTTAAATGTTAATGGTCTTGGTGCTAAACCGATCCGAGTACCATTAAGTTTTAATAATGCTGCCATGACTACTCCAAAATTGGCAACTTATTATACTGCCAATAGACCGCTTAAACTGATGTTTGACTCTGACTATCTTACTGGTGGCATTTGGAAAGTGGTTGATAAACAGAGAACATCTGCACAGGACTTGTATGGTACTGTTCCAGTTGAAGGTGGCGGTACTGGTGCTGAAACTGCCGAGAGCGCACGTACAAACTTAGGCATTACCAATGATATGATCCGAAAAATCACAATTAGCACAAGTACACCAAGCGGAGGAAATAGCGGTGATATTTGGTTGGTGGTGAGTTAATATGGGTACGCTTGCATTTAACGCACGGTCACTCCAAAACGGTTCAGTTTACAGTACGGAGGGTTATGGTGGTAGTTCTGCGGTTCGGCGCACAGGCGGTGACGGAAGCAACGCATGGGTAATGGAAATAAAATTAGACTTTCCAGTAAACATTACTGGTTTTTCTATTTACTTCGACCCGAAAGATTCTACTTCTGACTATGACTTTCGTTACTCAGTTCAAAACTCGCAAAACTCCAAGTACTATAATTTAGGGCTGGATGATCAGATTTCGGCGGTTTCTTATGATGGACGATTTCGTTTCAATTATGATGATTCGCCGTATACACTAACGGTTAACAAAAGTTATACTGCTGGCACATATTATATGTATCTTTTCAGCATCAAGAATAAATGGTACGGTACACACACCCAAATTAAGGTTGCCACTTCCAAGGTTAACTATACGGAAGCAACGTACACAGTTACGTTTAACCCGAACGGCGGTAGTGTTACTACTACGTCCAAAACTGTAACTGCTGGTAGTACTTATGGTACATTACCAACTCCAACGAGAAGTGGGTACAAGTTCCTTGGTTGGTACACTGCTTCTTCTGGTGGAACACAGATTTTATCAACAACCACAGTATCTATTATGGCTAATCAAACATTATACGCCCATTGGGAAGCACTTAGTATAATGCGAGTAAATGATAATGGAACGTGGAAAACTATTACTCAAATATATGCCAATGAAAACGGCACATGGAAACAAGTTGTTGGTGTATATGGAAATGTAGACGGTACTTGGTTACAAAGTCTATAACAATTTTTATATCGGATGTGATGTTTTAATGAATGAAATTGTCGTAGCCATCATTACTGGTGGTTTGGCTTTAATTGGTACGGTACTGTCTAATAAGTCAACAAAAGATGAAATCCAACATCAAATAATTATTAATCAGGCCGTTACAGATACTAAAATCGAGGAATTAACTCGTGAAGTAAGAGAACATAACAACTTTGCAAAACGAATGCCAGTTGTTGAAAACGAGATCGAACATTTAAAAGAGGAAGTACATCATTTAGAGGACTATCATAAATGAGTAAAAAACGAAAGACTTCTAACTTAGTATTACTCGTAATTGGTATTTTTATATTGACCTTCATTATTTCAATGGAGGTCATTTTTTGTATCAAAGGTTCTGTTCCAGACGTGTTAATTCAATATACGTTGGGTGCTGGTGGTGTTGAAGTATTTCTTCTCGCTGCCATTAAAATATCAAAAGTCGTAGTTGGCGAAAAAGTCACTACAGAAAGGGAGGAAGTTTAATATGAGTGAAGTTATTCGTAAATTAAGTTCCCGTAAGTTATGGATGGCGATTGCTGGTGTAGCTACTGGTATCGCAATGGCTCTTGGTGTTAATTCCACCGACATTACTACTGTGGCTGGTGCTGTTACCGCTCTGGTTAGTGTTGTCACTTACATTATTACTGAGGGTAAAGTGGATGCCGAAGGTGTTAAGCAAGCTGTTGTCAGTACTCAAACTGCGATTGATGTGATCGCCGGGGAGAGTGAAGAAAATGACTGAGAAAGAACTTCGTGATAAACTGGTATCCACCGCTATTTCTTATTTAGGTTGTAAGGAAAGTGATGGTACACATAAAAAGATTATCGATTTGTATAATAAAAACAAACCAAGCGGATATTATACAATGACTTATAACGACCCTTGGTGTGCTACTTATGTATCGGCTGTGGCTGTTGCGAGTGGTGTTAAAGACATTCTCCCAATGGAGTGTAGCTGTGAACGTCAAATCAACTTGTTTAAAGGCTTAAATAGCTGGGTTGAAAACGATGGTTATGTACCAACCGCTGGTGATGTTATTTTCTACGACTGGGATGATTCTGGCTCTGGTGATAATACTGGTTGGTCAGATCACGTTGGTATTGTGGTTTCCGTTAGCGGTAATTCCATGAAGATTATCGAAGGTAATATGAACAATTCGGTTGGTTATCGTACATTAGCAGTTAATGCCAGATATATTCGTGGGTATGGTGTTCCAAAGTACAGTAAAAAAGCTACTGGTGGAACAACTACTACAACTACTACAACTACTACAACTACTACGTCTACCACAACTGCTAAGAAAAGCATTACTGAAATCGCTAAAGAGGTTTTAGCTGGTAAATGGGGAAACGGTAATGACAGAAAAACAGCACTTACTAAAGCTGGATATGATTACAATTCTGTTCAAACCAAAGTAAACGAATTGGTAAAAGGAACGCCCAAGTCCAGTAAAACCGTGACCGAACTTGCTAAAGAAGTGATCGCTGGTAAGTGGGGTAATGGAGCAGATCGTAAGAAAAAATTAACCGCTGCCGGGTACGATTACAACGCAGTTCAGAAAAAAGTTAACGAATTATTATAAACAATAAAAGGTTTCAAGTAGCCTACAAAGGTAGCTTGAAACCTTATTTTATCGGGTCTTCAAATTTCATATCAAAAAACTTTTGAGTTACTTAAAACCCCCTTCACCTCAATGGTGGAGGGGTCTTTTTTTGTTTCTATTTTGCTGTATTTTCCTCCGTAACCTACAAACAGACTACACGAAGGTTACATACAGACTACATTATTATAACTCAGTTTCAACGAGGTTTACGCTAAGAGGGTCAGCGTCAATTCTAACCTTATTTACCATTTCTACTAACTCATACGGAGTCTTATAAAGATATACTTTTTCAGTAACACCTTTACCAGAGTGACCAACAATTACCCGAATGGTTTCCATTGGTATTCCTGCTGTGTGCATTAAACTTACAGCGGTTTTCCGTGTATCATGTGGTAAATGCTCTTCCAATCCGTATTTACCCATAGTTACTTTGAAGTTGCTTAACGCTCTGGAATAAGCCATTTTACGACCTTTATTATCTCTATCGTCTCTTATTAAATGTTTGGCTTTACCAAGTTGTTTCTTAACTAACGGAACAATAGCATCGTGTAACGGAATAATACGATCTATACCAGCTTCGGATTTAAGACCGCCGACCATGTATTGTTTGTCTAAGTAGATGTTATCGGCAGTCATTACCAATAGTTCCCCTATCCTCATTCCAGTATACATCAAAATGAGAATCCATTGCACGGTTGGATCATCGACATTATCCCACAAAGTTTGAATTTCTTTTTTGGTAAATACCTTACCAGTTTTTTCACTTTTTTCAGTAATTTCAATATGTTCAGCATAGTTATTACTTACAATGTCGTTCTTCATGGCGTATTTCCAAATCTGAATCATGGTGCTTTTCAACCGCTTTTTACTACCAGCAGATAGATCGATGTTGTCCATCCAGTCTTGTAGGTGGTCAGCTTTCAAATTGACAATAGGCACATTACCCATTCTATCAAATCGAGTATACGCCATGTTATGTGAAATTAGTACGTTCTTTGAAACTTTTGGTTCAATCCGCTTAATCCAGCGGTCATATACCTCAACCAGTGTAAGTTTAGACAAGTCAATATCGTATCCACTTTTATGATATTCTGCGAGTGCTAATAATGCTTCTGCTTCTGACTTATAATAACCGAGGTATTTTCGTACTTGT